GTACCGACTGCAACAATGCTGGATTTAGATTACTTTGCAGTACTTAAGATTACTAATGTCCAGCCAGATGGCTCAACTATCGTTAAGACACTACAAGCGCAAGGACTGGACTGGAATATAACGCCTAATTCTATGAAGGTTACTGTGACAACACTTGAACCTATAGTCGAGGGCTTCATCATAGGTTCTGCTATATCAGGTATAATCGGCACTAACATAATGGCGTACTAGGAGATATAAATGGCAACAGGCTTTCCAGCAAGCACAGGCGATGTCCTAAGCGCGGCAATGTTTAACGGGCTAGTAGCGTTCACACTCAACGCCCAGACAGGCACAACCTACACAACAGTCCTAAACGACTCTTATCAGACTTTAATCACCCAGAGCAATGCTTCGGCGAATGCGATCAAGATTCCAACTAACGCAAGCGTGGCGCACCCTATCGGCACGGTAATTACTGTCCTAAACATTGGCGCTGGAGTCTGCACGATCTCAGCAGTAACTAGCGGAACAACTACAATCCTTTCAGCCGGTGCAACCGCGGCTGCTCCAACTCTTGCACAATATAAGTCAGCAGCTTGCATCAAGACTGGCACAGATGCTTGGTATGTTGTGGGTGCAATCGCCTAATGCTAAACAATGTCGCCGCCGTAAATGGCGCTCCAGCACCAGCCTTCTCCGTTGATTATTTAGTAGTTGCAGGCGGCGGCGCTGGAGGTTATTCAAATAACTCAGGCGGTGGCGGCGGTGGCGGCATGCGTTGCACAGTAACCGCAAGTGGTGGTGGTGCATCTCCAGAAAGTCCATTGGTAGTTGCTCTTGCAACTAATTACACAGTAACAGTTGGCGCTGGTGGCGCAGGTCAAGCATTAGATACAAGTGGCGCTACTCGGACAGGTAATGCTGGAATAAACTCAGTTTTTGCCACTATTACTTCTATTGGCGGTGGCGGTGGAACTGGTGGCAATACTGCTGCTGCTGGTGGCAATGGCGGTTCAGGCGGCGGTGCAACCTTTGCTGGTGGCGCAGGTGGTACAGGAACAGCAAATCAAGGTTTTGCAGGTGCAATAGGTAATATCGGCGCTCCTGCTTATGGTGGCGGCGGTGGCGGTGGAACTGGTGCGGTTGGTAATGCTGGAACTGCTGCAACTGGTGGTGCTGGTGGTAATGGCACAGCAACTTCTATTACAGGTTCTTCAATTACTTTTGGCGGCGGCGGCGGCGGTGCTGCTCAGATAACAATTACTTCTGCTTCTGGCGGTTCAGGCGGCGGTGCTCGCGGCGCTGGAACACTATCGGCAACAGATGGAGCGCTTAATACTGGTGGCGGCGGTGGCGGAACTGGAGACTCAGCAGGAGGCGCAGCAGGTAGCGGTGGTTCAGGAGTAGTCTTTTTTAGATATGTAGACACAAGAACTATTACTATTGGCGCTGGTTTAACAGGATTTACAACAGGACCCACCGGCGGATATAAATACACAACAATTACAGCGGGTACTGGAAATGTGAGTTGGGCATAATGGCACACTACGCCTTCTTAGATAAAAATAATTTAGTAACTGAAGTTATTGTTGGCATTGACGAAAATGAACTAATTGAGGGCTTAGATCCTGAGACTTGGTACGGTAATTTTAGAGGGCAGAAATGCGTGCGGACTAGTTACAACGGCAATATCCGTTACAACTATGCAGGAATTGGTTACACCTACGATGCAGATGCGGATGCTTTTATTGCACCTCGACCTAATTGCGGACACAAGGAATTGATGCTTAGCGACAAGTTTATCTGGTCGTGCCAGCGTTGTGCTATAGATTTTAAGTTGATACTCGATGAAGCCTAGATTATCTAAAGCCGCAATCCAACTAAGAGAGCAGTTCGATGACAACTTTAGCGATCGTGACCGTACCTCAGACGGCTGGATCGGTGATAGTCGGCACTCAGCTCGTAAGTCTGACCATAATCCAGATGAGCAGGGCTGGGTTCGTGCCATTGACATTGACCGCGATTTATCCGGCAAGGCTAAGCCCGACCTCATGCCCGATGTGGCAGATCAACTTCGTATCTTGGCAAAGTCTGATAAACGCATCTCGTACATCATCTTTGCAGGAAAGATTGCCAGTTCTAAATCGCTATGGCGTTGGAGAACTTATACGGGCATTAACAAGCACGATCACCATTGCCATATATCTTTCAATCGCCAAGGCGATGAAGACAGTTCGTTCTTTCAGATCCCACTACTAGGAGCAACCAAATGAATATGAAGCACCCAGCAATAATCTCTATCGGCGCATTCCTATGCGTATGGGGTACAACCTCTAACTTCTCCCTGGACTATCGCGCCATCCTTGGCTCGATCGTTGCCGGTATCTTTGGGTATGCCACTCCAAAGAAATGACGGCACAGGATTACGCTGCTCTTGCAGTAGCGATCGTGACGGTGCTGGGTGGTGTTACTGCGATGCTCAACTTCATGATCAAACACTATTTACAGGAACTGAAGCCCAATAGCGGATCATCGATGAAGGATGCTATAAATCGTTTAGAGACACGCGTAGATAAAATCTACGAAATCCTATGCGATAAGTCACAATAAGACTATGGCCCGTAAAAGAGTTATAGACCTTGAGGATTACTCAATGCTAGAGACTTACTGCATTGGGTTAAACGAGTACTGGAAAAGCCTAAAGAAGGCTGGCTTTGCTGATGACATTGCTCTATGTCTATTGCTTGAGCCTTTGACTTATCCTGCAACGATCTTGCCTACTCCTAACTGGCTGCCTAACCTTCCCGACCGCATCCCCTATGACGATGACGATGAGGACTAACAATGAAAAGAACTGTAATCGTTCCCGATCTACAAGTTCCCTATCATGATGAAGTAGCAGTAAGAAATGTTGCAGCTTTTATTAAGGCATACCGCCCCGATAGCGTCATTACTCTGGGAGATGAAATCGATCTCCCTCAGATCAGCCGATGGACAGAAGGAATGCCAGGATGGTTTGAACAGACACTCGGAGATGATCGAGACCAAGCAGTAGAAGTTTTATGGTCATTGGTAGAGCATTCCAAAGAAGCTCACATGATTAGAAGCAATCACACAGATAGACTTTACAATGTGATTATGAAAAAGATACCGGCATTCTTGGCGCTGCCAGAGCTGCGCTTTGAGAAGTTCCTAAAGCTCGATGAACTAGGTATCACTTACCATAAGAAGCCTTATGCCTTCCAAAAGGGCTGGGTAGCAGTTCATGGAGATGAGCAGGGCATTAACCCTAATGCGGGTCTTACAGCCCTTGGAGCAGCCCGTAGGCATGGTTTAAGCGTTATATGCGGACACACACATAGAGCAGGTCAATCAGCCTTTACAGAGGCATCTGGGGGCAAAATAGGGCGCATCCTGCGTGGCGTAGAAGGTGGTCATCTTATGGATGTTCGCAAGGCTGGGTATACGAGAGGCACTATGAATTGGCAGCAGGCATTCGTGCTAGTTGAGGACACGCAAGTGACGCTAATTAACCTTGAAAAGGATGGAACTTTCGTAGTTAATGGGCGTCGCTATGGACGATCTAGATAACGATATTAAACGCACGATCGATGATGCGGTTGATGATGCAGAATTGTTACCGTTTCGTTATCAAAAAAGACTAGACATAGCCTAGAACAGGCGTATCGTTCTCTTTATGGAAGCGAGAAGGGCTCGCGGAAATGAAAGGGTAAATAAAATGAGCAAAGCATCACATTACATCAGAGTACAACTCGATAATGGCACAGCTTTTAACAAGTTCTTTGGCAACACTTCAGAGGCTGATATTGCTTTTCACTTGCAAGATTACAAGCGCGATGGCGAAAAGTACGGCATCAAGGTACTAACAGTATTTCACCAAGATGACTCAATCTGTCCAGAATGGGCGGTGGCATAATGAGCATCCTACAACTCATCATCCTAGCCAGTTGGTTTGGGATGTTCTTTATGGGGTACAAAATAGGTCACAGAGATGGCTACATCTCAGGCCGCAGAGCAGTACGCAAACACTACGAGCAGCTTGATCAGGTCAGAGTATGAAGCATGCTGAAATCCTACAAAGTGCGACAGATTTATATCAGGAGCGAGGACTGCATTACGGTCATCCATCTGACAATATGGCAAGAGCAGCAAGGCTTATTAGCGCCTACTTGGAAATGCCGGTTGAGGATTACCAGGTTGCAGTTATCCTCACACTCGTCAAGATTGCCAGAAGCATTGAGGATAGCCAGCAGATCGATACCTGGATCGACTCAGCCTCTTACCTTGCAATCGCTGGTCAACTAGCTACTGAAGGGA